CTACTGGAGCGAGAAGGGCTTTCAATCCCTCTTCGGCGAGAAGGGCCTGACGTTCGATCAGGTCCGCGACGGGCTGGTCAAGCCCGCCATGCGCAAGGCATGGGCGGCCCTCGCTGACGAGGGTGATGAGATCGACGATGAGCTGCTTTCCGCAGTTTCCAATAGCTACCTCAAGCGCGCCCAAGCGAACTTCGAGGGGGATGGCGGCGCACTGCTGGTGCGGCCGCTCGATTCCGACTCAGTCGAGGAGATCGAGAAGATGCTGGCGGAAGCTGGCGTCGCCCCTGTGCGGATGCAGGAGATCATGGGCAACCTCGAACGCAAGACCTACGAGGCCAGCAAGCTCGCCCGCGCCAAGCAGCGAATCGACCTGGACGAGAACTTCGCCACCACGTTGACCAACGAGGCGGGCGAGGCGATCCAGGTGAAGATGAGCGACCTCTTCGACAATGATGTCGAGTCGGTCATGGCCCGGTATCTCCGTGAGGTCACCGGGTGGTCCGCACTGTCGTCAAAGCTCAACGTCCGTAATCGGGCGCAGCTCGACCGCTTCCAGTCCAACCTCAAGCTCGACGCCAAGCGCGCCGGGGATGACGTGAAGGACCTGGAGCGAATGGTGGACATCGGCATCAAATCCACCTTCGGCCGTTCCACTGAACTTGATCCAGCATCCAAGGGTTCGCGCTACGCGCGCGCCCTCCGCAACTGGAACTTCTCCCGCGTGATGAACCAGGTCGGCTTCTTGCTGTTCGCGGAACTCGGCCCCACCATCGCCCACGCAGGCGTGCGGAACTTCGTTGATTCCACGCTGGCCGCCAAGGAGTTCCTGATCCGCGGTGCGGACGGGAAGCTCACCTCCAAGGAGGCCCGAGTGATGGAGTCGCTGTTCGCACCTGGCACCGACTGGCTGCGTAACCCTCCCTTCATGCGGATGGACGACGACGCCCTCGCACCGCCGACGTTCGGCAACAACCGGTTCGGGGTCGGCTTCGACAACGCCCTCAACGGTGCCTCCCACGTCACCTCGGTGATGTCTGGCATGGCTCCTGTGAACACGATGCTCCAGCGAATCGCCGGACGGGCAACGATGCTGCGGATGCTCGATATGGCGAACGCCAAGAAGCTGAGTACGGCCGAGGTGGCACGTCTGCGTTCCTGGGGACTCGACGAGAAGGCCCAGGCTGACCTGTTCGGCTACCTCAAGGGTAAACGCAAGATCGACCAGATCGACCCGAACGCTGTCTCGTTCGAGACCAGGGAGCGCATGGCTGCATTCCTGTTCCGCGTATCGCGTCACCAGGTTCTCGAAGGCGACGCATCGGATTCCATCGAGCTGATGCACTCCACCGTGGGGCGTCTGGTCACGCAGTTCCGCAGCTTCATGGTCAACAGCTACACGCGCCACTTCCTCAATTCGTTCCACCACTACGACGATTGGCGAACCTACATGATGGTCACGCTTTCGGCGTCGGCGGCTGGCATGGGCTGGGCGGCGCGCACGTACATCAACACCATCGGCAATGAGGAGCAGCGAAAGAAGCAGCTCACCACCGCCAACTTCTACAAGAACAGCATCGCCCAATCGAGCTGGTCCACGGCCATCCCGTCGATCACCGATTTCGTGTGGGCCGACACTCTCGGCAATGACCCTATCTTCTCCAACAACCGCTCGACCGGCTTGTCCAACGGAATCATGGGCATCCCCACGCTCGACCTGGCAAACCGCGTGTATGGCTCCAGTCGAATGATTGGCGCTGCCATCAAGGACGACGAGCAGATCACCGAGAAGCAGATGCAGGACTTCTGGAAGATTTGGGCCTTCAACAACATGACAGGCGCACGCAACCTCGCCGACTACGCGATCAGGGAGAACTTCCCGGACCGCAAGGACGGCACCGACAAGTAACACCACCCGAGGCCCCGAAAGGGGCCTCGCCCTTTTCTGAGGATTCGATGCAAGAGCAAGCACGCGGACTGTCGTTCATCCGGTTCGAGATCGGACCTGGCGACGCGCTCCGGCTGAACGTCCCGTTCCCCTTCATTGACCGCGACCATGTGCGCGCGTTCGTGGGGAAGGAGGACGCTGAACGTCAGGTCTCACCGACCTGGCTTGACGCAACTACCGTAGAGCTGCCGTCCCAGGACGGAATCCTGGACGCACCTTTCGTCGTCCTGCTGCGTCGATTCACTCCCATCGGTTCCCCGCTGATCTCCTACAAGGACGGCGCGAACCTCCCGGCACGCGACCTCAACAAGTCCATTCGCCAACTGCTATACGCCCACCAGGAAGCAGCCGAGTTCGGCACCGGGGGCAATGGCGGCGGCGGCAACGGCGGAGGCCCCGGCACCGGCAACCCCGACATCAACGTCATCATCGACGGTGTCATGCGGTCCCCTGCACTCCAGGACCTCCTAACGCGCATCGACCTGATTGATATGAACGCCGAAGTGGTGCTGGAGGAAATTCTCCGAGCGCACGAGGCCAACCGGATCGACCTCGAATACTTCGAGACCCGGCGCGACTTTCACGACGTGAAGCGCGACTACGGCGACAAGATCAGCACCGCTTACACCCGCATCGAGCTGGTGGAGGAGGCCGCTCAGGTCATCGCCCGCGCGACAACCGAACTGTTCGCCCGCTTCCAACAGGCGGGCGTGGACAACGCGGCCCGATTCCTGGAAGTGAACGAGGCCATCGCAGACGCAAACAAGGCCATCGTCACCGCGACCACCGAGCTGCACGCGCAGATCGGCAACGGCGACGATGCCGTCTCCGCCGCCCTCAACCAGCGGATCGAGTCGGTCAAGGCCACCACCGACGAAGCCATTGCAGAGTCGGCGCGCTTGCTGGGCGTCCAGGTGGGCGAGAACCGGGCGCAGATCGAGCAGAAACTCCAGGCCCAGGCGGACAAGACCTCCGCATCATTCACTGCGGTGGACAACAAGCTGGCGCAGGTCGAGGACAACTTCGCCCAGGAGATCAACGAGGTAAACGGTCGGGTGGATTCAACCAACGCCGACGTAACCCGCGTCTCCGGGCAGCTCGCCCAGGTGGGCAAGGACCTCGCCGCCGACATCACCAAGGTCAACACCCGCGTAGACCAGACCGGATCTTCGGTGGAGGCCCTACGGACCACCACGGCTCAGTGGCAAGGCAACATGGCCGAGACGGTCACCGCACTGCGGCAGAAGGCCGATGCCACCCAGGCAAGCCTGGAGAACACGCAGACCACTGTGACGAAGCACGGCGAGAACATCGCCGCTACCGAGCAGACCCTCCAGTCGAACGTCAACGCGACGGGTGCGAACACCTCCTTCCGCACCGCCCTGGCGGCCCGATTCGGGACCGACGTGGGCAAAGGCATTCAGCAGGAGATCGACAAGACTGAGTCTGACGTCACTGCTGCTGTGGATACAAAGATCGCCGCCGAGGCATCCGCTCGCGGCGCGCTGGCGTCCCAGCTCACCACCCTCCAGACGACCACGGCACCCACCTACTTCGGTACCTCCGCACCCACCGCCCCTACTGGCGGGTTCAAGGTGCCGTCGTTTTGGGTGAAGACCGGCCAGACCGGTGCATACCTGACGTATATGTGGGATGGCTCCGCCTGGCGGAAGGCCGACATCGACGCAGCGTCCCCGACCGGTGCGCTGGTTCAGCAACTCCAGTCCACCAAGATCGACGCGGCACAAGCCCAGGCCATCGCAAGCACCCAGGTGCAGGCATTCAAGGACGGCGCGTTCGCCACGCTCCAGCAGAACTTCTCGGTCGTCGCAGGGGAACACTCCGGCATGTACGGCCAGTGGCAGGCGAACTACTCGGTGAAGATCAACGCAGGCACCGTTAACGGCGTGCCTGTGGTCGCCGGTATCGCCCTGTCGGCCAACCCGCAGACGGGCAGTGACTTCATCGTCAGCGCCGACCGATTCGCCTTCGTCCACCCGCAGTACACCCAGGGCGGCAACCTGGCGAACGTGAAGTACCCCTTCGTGATCGGCAGCGTCGGTGGCCTGTCCACCGTGGGCATCCAAGGTGCGCTGGTGGTGGACGGGACGATCACCGCAGACAAGATCAGAGTGAACAACCTGTCGGCCCTCACGGCCAACGCGGGCACGATCAACGGCGGCACGTTCAAGACGCACACTCTTGACGCGAACGGAAACGTGGTGAACGCCAACGAGTTCCGCGCCGAAATGTCCAACATCGGCGACTTCCCCCTATGGGTCGGCTCCGGTGGTAAGGACGGGAACAACGCAGTCTTCTACGTGGACCGCGGTGGCGGCGCGAAGTTCGCCGGGCGCGTCAATGCGCCGAACGTCGTGGGGCAGTTCCAGTCCGCAACCGGCATTAGCTGGGGCGGCGCGACGAGCCTGTGCTATCGCTCGGGCAACAACTTCCTCGCCACGGGCGATTGGGTGCAGATTCATTCCTGGACGCTCGGTGCGCCTGTCCTGGCAGGCGAAGGGCACACGCCCTCCGTCTCCGTGACGGTGACCGCGAACCGCTTGGTCTACGGCCTCCACGTCATTCTGGAGGAGCTGCGGGACTCCTATTGGGCCGTCATCGCCTCCTACGAACCCGCGCTCTACCACTCGCTGATCTCCGTGATGGACGGTACAGGCAACAGCTTCACCCACGCCGACTACTACACCTACGACAAGACCGTGACCCTGTCCGCCTCCGGCGCATGGACGGGCAGCGCTCGGCAGTTCCGTGTCCGCGCGCGGGCGACTCCCGGATACCCGCAGGTCCACGGCTA